CTGGAGCAGATGCTGCGCGAGCGCCTGACCAAAGTACTCAATGCCGAAGCCACAGTGCCGGCCCCGGAGGTGCCTTACAAAGCGGTCGATCTGAGCGACGTCTCGGATGTTGTGCCTGTTCCGCCGACTGAGCAATGAGTTCCCCGAACGTTGACGCCATCATCAAGCAGCTCTCGCCGGAAGAAATGGTTGAGCTGCTCACCATGCTGGATGAGCTGGAGGGCCGCCAGCGGGTGCAGGCTGCGCAGCAGGACTTCCTGGCCTTTATCGCCATGCTGGACCCGAAGTACAAGTTCGGTGCCCACCTCAAGCGCCTGGGGCACCTGCTGATGGACGTGGAGGCGGGGGCCAAGGACCGCGTGGCAGTGTCAATGGCCCCGCGCTTTGGCAAGTCGATGATGATCTCGATCTACTACCCGGCGTGGTACCTGGGTAGAAACCCCACCCACAAGGTCATCGTGGCCTCCCACACGGCAGACCTGGCCATTGACATGGCCCGCAAAGTGCGAAACCTCATGCAAACGGCTGAGTATCAGCGGATCTTCCCGGGCGTGGCCATCGCGGCGGACTCCAAGGCGGCCGGGAAGTGGAACACCAGCAAGGGGGGTGAGGTATATGCAGTCGGCGTTGGTGGCGCACTGGCCGGGCGCGGGGGGGATTTGATCATTACGGATGATCCGATTTCGGAGCAGGCGCTCAAGAGCGGGGATTTTGACTCGCTGGACACCGTCTATGAGTGGTTCCGTGCAGGCCTGCGTACCCGTTTAATGCCAAACGGACGTATTGTCATCTTACATACCAGGTGGCACCAAAGAGATCTGATTGGACGTGTGTTGAAGGATGCGCAGCTCAACCCGGAGGCCGACCAGTACGAGATGTTTGAGTTTCCGGCCATTCTGAACGCGGAAAACCCGCCGGATCATCCCACACACCCCCCAAAATCCCTGTGGCCGGAGCAGTGGTCGCTTGAGTCGCTGCTGCGCACCAAGGCGTCCATGCCGTTGTGGCAGTGGAACGCCCAGTACATGCAGGACCCCACGGCGCGGGACAGTGCGGTCATCAAGCGCGAGTGGATACGCTGGTGGGACAAGCCCCGGCCGCCGCAGGTGGAATTCATCGTGCAGGCGTGGGACACGGCCCTGACCACCAAGGAGCGCTCGGACTGGTCGGTGTGCCAGACCTGGGGGGTGTGGACGCCCGAGGACTCGGGGGTGCCCAACGTCATCCTGCTCAACCGGGCCAAGGGCAAGTGGGAGTTCCCCGACCTCAAGGCTGCCGCGCGGGCCCAGTACGAGCAGTGGCAGCCAGACAGCGTGATCGTCGAGGCCAAGGCCTCCGGCCAGCCGCTGATCGACGAGATGCGCCGCTCCGGTATCTTCGTGCAGGACTACAGCCCGGGCAAGGGTCAGGACAAGCTGGCACGGCTCAACGCGGTCTCCGACATGTTCTCCAGCGGGCAGGTGTGGGTGCCCGAGACGGCCTGGGCCGACGAGGTGGTCGAAGAGTGGTGCGCGTTCCCCAGCGGGGAGCACGACGATGAATGCCTGGTAGCTGGGACGCTGATTACCATGGCCGACGGGTCCCATCGGCCGATCGAGCATGTGTGCGCGGGGGACTTTGTGGCCACGCCGTTCGGGCCACGGCGGGTGACGTACACCGCCTGCACGGGGGTGCGCCCGGTGCGGACGGTTGGCCTGCTCCGGGGGACTGAGAACCACCCCGTCGCCACGCAATATGGGTGGAAGCCGCTGTGGCAGATTACGCATAATGATGTTGTCCTCACAGAATCTACTTGTGGAGGTTCATCATGGCTTTTCCCCGAAAGCAAGGCATACGCGTCGAAGTCGTGCAGTTCAACGGGCGCCGGTACACGGAGGGGAACCGCCGAAAGCGCCCCCGTGTACAACCTCAGTGTTGAGGGGGCGGAGTGCTACTTCGCCAACGGGGTGCTCGTCCACAACTGCGACGCCATGACGTTGGCCCTGATGAGGATACGCAAGGGAGGCCTGTTGAGGCTGGCCAGCGATCCGGAAGATAATTGGGAACCCCCACGCCGGCGTGGCGCCTATGTTGTTTGACATCCTCCCCGCCCTGAAGGGCGGGGATTCCAGCAGCAACAACCATGCTAAGCACGACTGATACCCTGTCGGTTCGCACTTCTCAGATAGTTGGCTTCCCGCTCCGTAGAGCGGGCGGCTCTTACACCGTCTCCATGCGCTGTCACGGTCTGCCCGACCGCCAAAATGTTCGCCGCTGCATTCGCGTCTCTGTCGTGGGTCGCGCCACATCCCGGGCACGCCCATTCCCGCACGCTCAGCGGCAGTTTCTCTATGATATGTCCGCAGTCGGAGCAGGTCTTCGAGGACGGGAACCATCGGTCGATCTTGACCACGGTTTTCCCGTATCGCTCAGCCTTTTCTTCGATCATGCGGATGGTCGCCCCGATAGATGCGTCGTGCAACGAGCGGGCGAGGCTGTGGTTCTTGGCCATGCCGCGCAGGTTGAGGTCTTCGACGCAGATCACATCGAAACGGGTTACAAGGTTTGTGCTCAGTTTGTGCAGCGTGTCGCTACGGCTATTGGCGATCTTCTCGTGGATGCGGGCAACATGACGCTTTACTTTCTCGCGCCTCTTGCTGCCCTTCTTCGCCCTGGCAAGGCGCTTCTGATAGAACGCCAGCCGACGTTGCCACTTGGCCCCATACTTCGGGTTGCTGATGCGCTCGCCGTTAGACAGCGTTGCGAGGCGCGAGATGCCGAAGTCGATACCAACCGCTTCGCCCGTTTTGGGCAGCGGCGCTGGCTGTGTTTCCACCACCAGCGACACGAAGTATTTCCCGCTCGCGGTGCGGATCAGACGAACCGAGGACGGATGCGGGATCGCCTTGCGCGACCACTTCACCTTGATGGCGCCGATCTTGGCCAGCTTGAGAACCCGCTGTTCAGGGTCGAACGAGAATCCGTTCTTGGTGTAGTTGGCCGACTGGCGTGTAGCCTTCCGCTTGAATGCCGGATAGGCGGCTCGCTTGGCAAAGAAGTTGGAAAACGCGGTCTGCAGGTCACGCAGCGACTGCTGCAAGCAAACACTGGGCACTTCATTCAACCAGACGTGTTCAGGCGTTGTCTTCAACGTCGTAAGTGCCTTGTCGGTTTCCGGGTAGCCCATACGCTTACCGGCGCGGAACGCATCGGTGCGCGCCCGCAGTGCCCAGTTCCAGACGAACCGCACGCAGCCAAACGTCTGACCCAGGTGTTCTTCCTGTTCCGGTGTCGGGTAGCAGCGGAATGTCCATCTGGATTTCATGTTTCACATTTTACGGAGTTATAATGCGAAAAGCAACTACATGGCACGCTGCGCGTGCCACGCTATCCCTCCCCAGCATGAATGCCGGGGCCTCTCGCGCAGAACGGTAAGGACACCCCATGGCAACGAACATCGACAAGGCGCTGCCTGTCACCCAGGACCCTGACCTGCAGATTGACATCATCCCGGACGAGCCGGTGGATGTGGAGATCGAGCTGGAGCCCGATGGCGAGGGCGACATCCTGGTGACCATCGGCGAGGACATCGAGACCGAGACGCCAGAAGATTTCAACGCCAATCTGGCCGAGTACATGGACGACACGGCCCTCAACACCATTGCTTCAGACCTGGTGGCCGCGTTCGATAAGGATGTGAATGACCGCTCGGAGTGGGCGCGGACCTACGCGGACGGCATGAAGCTGCTGGGCCTGCAGTACGAGGAGAAGAACGAGCCCTGGCCGGGCGCCTGCGGGGTGTTCCACCCCATGCTGGCCGAGGCGGTGGTGCGGTTCCAGTCGGAGGCCATGACCGAGACGTTCCCGGCCGCAGGGCCGGTCAAGACCCAGATCATCGGCAAGGAAACCCCCGAGAAGCGCGACGCGGCCACGCGGGTGCGTGAGGACATGAACTACCAACTCACGGAGGTGATGCCGGAGTACCGCACCGAGCACGAGCGCCTGCTGTGGAGCCTGCCGATTGCCGGCAGCGCGTTCAAGAAGGTGTTCGACGACCCAGCGCTGGGGCGCCAGGTGAGCCTGTTTGTGCCCGCCGAGGACCTGCTGCTGCCCTACGGGGCCAGCACGATCCAGAACGCGCCGCGGATCACACACGTGATGCGCATGACCAAGAACGAGCTGCGCAAACTGCAGGTCTCGGGGTTCTACCGCGACGTGGAGCTGGGGGACCCGACCGGGGAGCTGGACGACATCCAGCAGAAAAAGGCGGAGCTCGGCGGCATGGACGCCATCCAGGACGACCGCTACCGGGTGCTGGAGATGCACGTGGAGCTGGACCTGTCCGAGCACGACTGGACCGACCCCGAGGTGGGGGACTCGCGTGGCGTGGCCGTGCCCTATGTGGTCACGGTGGAGAAAAGTACCTGCCGGGTGCTGTCCATTCGGCGAAACTGGCTGCAGGGGGACGAGCACCGTGTGCGGCGCGAGCACTTCGCCCACTACCAGTACGTCCCGGGCGATGGGGTTTACGGCTATGGCCTGCTGCATCTGATCGGGGGCTATGCCAAGAGCGCCACGCTGCTGCTGCGCCAGTTGGTGGACGCCGGCACACTGTCCAACCTGCCGGGCGGCCTGAAGTCCGTCGGCCTGCGCGTCAAGGGGGAATCCACGCCGATTGCCCCGGGCGAGTTCCGCGACGTGGACGTGCCATCGGGCACGATCAAGGACAACATCCTGCCCCTGCCCTACAAGGAGCCGTCGGCGGCGCTGGCCGCGCTGCTGGAGCGCATCATCGGTGAGGGCCGGGCGTTTGCCTCCGGAGGGGACCTGAAGGTCAGCGACATGAGCGCCCAGGCCCCGGTGGGCACCACGATGGCGCTGCTGGAGCGCACGCTCAAGGTCATGACGGCCATACAGGCCCGGCTGCACAACGCGATGCGCCACGAGCTCAAGATGCTCAAGAGCGTGATTGCCGAGAGCGGGCTGAGCACCTATGTGTACGAGCCCACCGAGGGTCAGCCGCACAGCCGCAAGGCGGACTATTCGCTGGTGGAGGTGCTGCCCGTCAGCGACCCGAACGCGGCCACGATGGCCCAGAAGATCGTGCAGTACCAGGCTGCGCTGCAGTTGGCCCAGGGGGCGCCGCAGATCTACAACATGCCGCTGCTGCACCGACAGATGCTCGAGGTGCTGGGGATCAAGAACGCCGCGAAGCTGGTGCCCCTGGAGGAGGACGCCGAGCCATGTGATCCGGTGCAGGAGAACATGAACATCCTCACAAACAAGCCGGTCAAGGCCTTCCTGGAGCAGGACCACAAGGCGCACCTGGCCGTGCACCTGTCGGCGATCAAGGACCCGATGATCCTGGAGCTGGTTGGGCAAAGTCCGAACGCCTCGGCTATTCAGGCCGCGGCCATGGCGCACGTCCAGGAGCACCTGGCCTTCGAGTACCGGCGCCAGATTGAGGAGCGGCTGGGCCTGCCGCTGCCGACCGAGGGAGAAAACAAGACCATGGACCCGTCTGTGGCCGCACGGGTGGCGCAGATGGCCGCCCAGGCCGCGCAGCAGGTGCTGCAGAACAACCAGCAGCAGGCCGCGCAGCAGAAGGCCCAGGAGCAGGCCCAGGATCCGGTGGTGCAGCTGCAGATGCGCAAGATGGCCGTGGAGGAAGGCAAGTTGCAGCTGGCCGCGCAGGAGCAGCAGCGCAAGTCCCAGGAGGGCGACCGCAAACTGTTCATCGAGGAGGCCAAGGCCAAGCTGGACGCCATGCTCGAGGTCATGCGCGTCGTGCTGGACGAGCGCAAGCAGACGGCCAAGGAGGAGCTCGACGAGCAGAACATCGCCCTCAAGGCGCTGCATTACGGCAACATGGGCCGGGCGCAGGACCAGCAGATCCTGCAGGCCGACCGCGACCGCGCCATGGAGGCCATGAAGATGCTCATGGAGATCCACGACCGCAACAACCTGGGCGAGTCCCGCAAGGAGAAGGAAGATGGAGCAGCAAGTACTGCAGCTGGTGCTCAAGGACCTGCAGCAGGCTCGGGCGGCGCGTGAGCGCACCGTGCTGACCGGCGGCACGAAAGATTTCGCCGAATACCGGCATCTCACCGGGGTCATCCAAGGCCTGACCCTGGCGGAGCAAGTTGTCAGCGGCCTTGTGCAAAAACTGGAGAAAGTAGATGAGTGACATCCTGATCGCACCAAGTCTGGGGGGCCAGACGACCGTGCTGCCTGGTGATGACGCTGCCAAAGCCAAGCAGCTGCCGGACCCCAAGACGTACCACCTGCTGTGCGCGGTGCCCGATGTGGACGAGAAGTTCGAGAGTGGCCTGGTCAAGGCCGACACGACGAAGCACTATGAGGAGGTCCTCACGCCGGTGCTGTTCGTGCTCAAGATGGGCCCGGACGCCTACAAGGATGTCACGCGATTCCCCAGCGGCCCGTCCTGCAAGGAAGGGGATTTCGTGATCGTGAGGCCCAACTCGGGCACGCGGTTGAAGATTCACGGGCGCGAGTTCCGGATCATCAATGACGACTCCGTCGAGGCGGTCGTCGAGGACCCCCGCGGCATCCAGCGGGCATCGTAAGGAGACGCATCATGGAAACCCAAGGACAAGAGTTCCGCTTCCCGGACGAGCCCACTGAGGTCGAAGTCGACCTGGACGCCGGCAAAATCATCGAGCCGGCCGTCGAGCCGCAGAAAGACGAGCCTGCGGACCCTGAGATCGAGGTGGTGGACGACACCCCCGAGGTTGACCGTGGCCGCGTGCCGGGCGAGCCGCCCGAGGACCCCACCGAGGAGGAGCTGGCCTCCTACGACGAAAAGGTGCGCAAGCGCATCAAGCGGTTCACCCGCGGCTACCACGACGAGCGCCGCGCCAAGGAACAGGCCCTGCGTGAGCGTCAGGCCGCCGAGGAGCTGGCCCGCCAGGCCATCGAGGAGAACCGCCGCCTGAAGGCGCAGCTGACCGCCGGCTCCGAGCAGTACGTGTCGATGCAGCAAAAGCTCGCCGAGCGCGAGCTGGCTGAGGCGCAGCGGGCCTATCAGGAAGCGTTCGAGAACAACGACGCGGCCAAAATGGCTGAGGTTCAGGCGGCGATCTCCGCTGCGGCCCTGCGGGTCGAGCGTGCGAAAGAGGCAAAACCTTTGCAACTTGCGGAAGATGTGGTAAAACCCGCACAACCGCAAGCCCCCAAGCTGGACCCGAAAACCGAAGCCTGGAAACAGCGCAACGCGTGGTTCGGTACCAACAGGGCGATGACAGCCTACGCGCTGGGCCTCCACGAGGAGGTTGTGGCCAAGGGCTATGTCGCCGGCTCGGATGCCTATTTCTCCGAGATCGACAGGGACATGCGCCGTCGATTCCCCGAGGCATTCGGGAGCTCCAATGAACCGGCTGCAGCCGCAGACCGAGCTTCAAAGCCCGCTACCGTGGTGGCACCTTCCGCGCGTAGCACCCCGCCCAACCGCATCCGCGTCACTGAGTCTGAAGCACGCATGGCTAAGAAGCTCGGCGTGCCCCTCGAGTTGTACGCGAAAGCGAAGGCTGCCCAACAGAAGGATTCTCGCAATGGCTGATACCCCGACCCAAACTCGCGCCTCGCGCGACCTGTCCACCCGCGAGCGAGTCGAGCGCCCCAAGGCGTGGCGACCGCCCGAGACTCTGCCGATGCCTGACCCGCGCCCGGGTTGGACCCACCGGTGGATTCGTGTGAGCATGATGGGTGACGCCGACCCGAGCAACGTTTCTTCCAAGCTGCGCGAAGGATGGGAACCGGTGAAAGCCGCGGACTATCCCGAGCTCAAGGTGTACGGCCCCACCAATGCCCATTTCCCGGACGGTGTGGAAGTCGGAGGCCTGCTGCTCTGCCGAATTCCGGAAGAGTTCATGAAGCAGCGCGAGGACTACTACAACGGCCAGAACAGGCAGCAGATGGAGTCGGTGGACAAGACTTTCATGCGCGAAAACGACGCCCGGATGCCGCTCTTCAGCGAGCGGAAGACGGACGTTACTTTCGGAAACGGCACATAATCGGAGGAATCCATGGCCAATGTTGCGTCTCCCTACGGGCTGCGTCCCGTCAAGATGCTCGGTGGCCGTCCGTACTCGGGCGGTTCCATCAAGCAGATCCCCATGACCGTGAACTCGGCGGTCGCCGTGTACACCGGGGATGTCATCCAGATCGGTGCGGCCTCGGCCGGCCAGCCCCAGGCCATCGCGGCCACGGTGACGACCAGCTCGGCTGGTGTGATCGGGGTCTGCGCGGGCGTGAGCTACGTCGACCCGGTGCTCAAGTACCAGGTGTTCGGCCAGTACCTGCCGGCCAACGCGGTCAATGCGGGCTACACGGGCATCATGATCCACGTCTATGACGATCCGGATCAGCTGTTCCAGGTCCAGGCTGCCGGCTCTGTGGCTGCCACGGTGCTGGGCAAGTTCGCCGCGCTGGAGAACTTCGGCGGCAACTCGAAAACCGGCCTGTCGACGATCCGCCTGTCCACGCCGGCCAATACCGCCACGCTCGCAGTGCGTATCGTGGATTTCGTCGACCCGGGCTCGGACTACACGGACTGCATCGTGAAGTTCAACGCCGGCGTCCACATGTACCAGAACTCGACCGTTCTGGCCAACTGATAACGGAGGGACACCATGGCCATTTCTCGTGCCCAGCTCCTGAAGGAGCTCCTGCCTGGACTGAACGCCCTGTTCGGTCTCGAGTACGCCAAGTACGGCGAGGAGCACAAGGAGATCTACGAAACCGAAACCTCGGACCGCTCCTTTGAAGAGGAGACCAAGCTCTCGGGCTTCGGTGCTGCACCGGTCAAGGGTGAAGGCGCTGCCATTGTTTACGACTCCGCTCAGGAAGCGTGGACTGCTCGCTACACCCACGAGACCATCGCAATGGGGTTTTCCATCACCGAAGAGGCGATGGAAGACAACCTCTACGACAGTCTGTCGAGCCGCTATACCAAGGCGCTGGCCCGTGCCATGGCCTACACCAAGCAGGTCAAGGCGGCTGCGATCCTGAACCAGGGCTTCGCTGGCCCGGTGTATGGTGACGGTCAGACTCTGTTCAGCACTGCCCACCCGCTGGTCAGCGGCGGCACCAATGCCAACCGCCCGACGGCTGGCGTGGACCTGAATGAGACCTCGCTGGAGGCCGCCATCATCCAGGTTGCTGCTTGGACGGACGAACGCGGGCTGCTGATCGCGGCCAAGCCCAAGAAGCTGGTGATCCCGCCGGCCCTGCAGTTCGTGGCTGAGCGTCTGATGAAGACCCAGCAACGTGTGGGTACCGCGGACAATGACATCAACGCAATCCGCTCCATGGGCGCGGTGCCTGGTGGCTGGACCGTCAACCACTACCTGACCGACCCGAACGCCTGGTTCATGCTGACGGACGTGCCCAATGGCCTGAAGCACTTCACCCGTGTGGCGCTGAAGACCAGCATGGACCCCGACTTCGACACGGGGAATGCGCGCTACAAGGCCCGCGAGCGCTACAGCTTCGGCGTCAGCGACCCATTGGGTATCTGGGGCAGCCCCGGCTCAATCTGAGCCTTCCGGCGCAGAGCAACAGTGCATAGAGGGGCCCTTCGGGGCCCCTTTTTCATTGGGGGGATTCCCTAAGCGGAGGATAATGTGTATGATTCAGCCCTATGGACGACATACAAGTTATCACCCGGGCTGAGGCCGCCGCAAAAGGCCTCAAGTATTACTTCACTGGCAAGCCGTGCCCGGCCGGACACCTCAGTGTCCGCTACGTGTCTGTCGGGACATGCAAGGAGTGCGGGCGAGAGAAAGCCGCGGCAAAGCATGTGCACACCACAAGCAAGCGCCGGGCGTATTGGGACCAAACCACGTTCATTGAGGCTGCCCTGGCCCGTCATGCAGGTAGGTATGACTACAGCCGCGTGGCCTATGTAAATGCCCACACCCCCGTGGCCATACAGTGCCCTGAGCATGGGGAGTTCCTACAGAGCCCCACCAATCACATGCAGGGGAAGGGGTGCCCAAGGTGCGCCGCAGAAGCATTTGGCCGCAGGTCCAGATCCTCTCTGGAGGAGTTCGTGCGGCAGGCGCGGGCTGTATGGGGGGACCGCTGGGATTACACTGAGACGAAGTACACGGGGGCAAGGACCAAGCTGGCTATCAAGTGCCATGAGCACGGGGTTTTCTGGCAGACCCAGAGCAACCACCTGGAGGGCAAGGTTGGCTGCACCAAGTGCAACCACATGGCCTCAAAAGGCGAAGCCGCCGTCTTCCGCTTCCTCTCCAACCTCACCCGCGCCGAGCAACGCAACCGCACCATTCTCAAACCGAAGGAGCTGGACATCTACATGCCGGATGTACATCTGGCCGTGGAGTATTGCGGCGAGTTCCGTCACTCCCACAAAGACGCCGCTGACGAGCGCGCCAACAAGCACAAGCACTTCCAGAAGTATCAGGACTGCAAAGCCCGCGGCATCCGCCTGATCACCCTGTACGAGACGGAGTGGAAGGAGCACAACTATGCCGTGCGGCGCCTGTTGCGCAATGCTGTGGGCAAGTCCAGGGGCAAGCTGATGGCTCGCAAGTGCGAGATGCGCAAGGTTACGAATGCGGAGGCCAGGGCGTTCTACGACCGCTACCACCCCCAAGGAGGTGCCGGGCACGGCGAGCATTACGCGCTGTTCTGGAAGGGCAAGATGGTGGCCTGCATGCGCTTCGTGCTGGGGGCCAATGACCGGGGCTCCGGGGCGGCAAAGCGGGTCTGGACGCTTGGCCGCTACGCCACGCGGATCACGGTGGCTGGTGCGGCCTCGCGCCTGTTCAAGGCCTTCGTGCAGGAGTACAACCCACCCGTGGTCAAGTCCTTCTCGGACAACCGGTTCTTTGAGGGGGGCATGTATGCCCAGCTCGGGTTCGTGCTGGAGGAAGAGGTGGCCCCGGATTACCAGGTCTGGCATCCCAGGTTGGGCACGCGCCCGAAGCCCCACTATCAGCGCCGCGCCATACCGCGCCGGATCGCCGAGATTGGCAGCAGTGAGGTGTTTGATCCCGAGACGGACCCACGCACCGAGGCGCAGATGACTTATGCCCTGGGAGCCCGCCGGCTGTTCGATTGCGGGAAGAAACGCTGGGTGTGGACTCCCACCCCCTGACGTGCAATAATTGCGCAACCCCGGACTTCATCCAGGCACTGCAGACCGGCCGGGCGGACCTCATGCAGACTGTTGTGCCTCAACGCATGAAAGGACATCGCCATGGGTGCAACGACCTTCTCCGGCCCGGTCCGTGCCGGCACGCAGCGCTACAACGCCGAGGCCAACGTCGGCAACGTGGTGCTCTCCCAATCCTATGACTCGGGCGATCTGACTGGCGACGCCGTGGGCAACCACGACGCCCTGCTGGGCTATCTGCCGGCGGGCTCGCAGATCGTGGACATCGTGGTTGACCAGGTGGTGGCTGCGGCTACGGGCACCACGACGGTGTCAGTGGGCACCACCTCGGGCGGTGCGCAGCTGATGGCGGCGGTCGCCACCACGGCGGGCGGGCGCTTTCGCGGCACGCCCACGGCAGCCACGCAGCTGGCCTGGCAGACCTCGACCACGGCGGACACCGCGGTCTACGTGCGCAATGCGGTGGGTACTGATGCTCTGACCGCTGGCCGCTTCATCGTGACGGTTCTCTACGTCCAGAAGTGAGGCACCCATGCGCAACGCAACCTACACCCCGTTCGCTGAGGGAGAAGGCGTTGCTGCCGTGGTGACCGAGGCTCCGGCCAAAGCGCCGGCGCCGCCCAAACCGCACAAGCGCGCCCACAAAGACAACGGCCAGTTCCAGGCTGATGATCCGGCAACGCCGAAGGTCAACGAGGCCTGGCAGAACCCCGAGGAGTGATGTATGGCTACAGCAACGCGCGTACCTGCGTATCGCACGGCGGACGCCACTGTGTCCGCGTCAGTCTATGATCCCGTCACAAAAGCAGATGCGGACCTGCCCGGCGGCATCACCCGCGGGCTTCTGGTTGGCTATCCTGGGACCGCCAACCTGATGCAGCCTGACGGAACCATCCGTACCGATGTCCCGTTGCAGCAGGGGTACAACCCGCTGCAGGTCCGCCAGGTGCGCACTGGCGGCACGGCCACTGACATCTGGGCACTGTACTAAGCCATGCAGCTCTCAAGCCTGTCCCTCGCCCTGACTGCGATCTATGGGTCGGGCTCAGCCGGGATCGGCACCCCAGGAACCGCGGGCTTTGGTGTTGGCATAGCTCCAGCGCGGGCTCACGCCCTTGGCTACACGCCGCTGCCTGGGTGTTATGACCGATTCTCGCCGAACTACGGCAACTACACCTACACCGATGGCAGCATCATGGTCTGGGTGCCGGCGTTTTACTTTCGCATCGGCCACGCCAACAACCCGACCTATGGCGTCTACGGGGCCAACTCGATCGACATCAAGCCGGTATCGGCATTCCCGGACGAAGCCACCGCC